CCTTGCAATCCTACTTCTTTTTCGGTTGGTCTCATCGACTTCACCAGCAACTGTAATAGTTCGCTTTCCGGGTTGCACATCGACCTTTAACTCGTCACGGGCAAACCCAGCGAGGGCAAATTCAAGGATCGTAGATCCGTCATCATCTCGATAAATATCCACAACTGGATAACCCTTTGTCGAGCGTTTGATAGCACCATCCATAAAGTGCTGGTCCCCGAAGAGGTTGTCAAAAACCTCTTCGAAATATTTGTGACCCAATAGTCCGGGTCGGTGTAGTGTAATTGCGTTCATGTTATATTCCTCCTTATTAAGCAAGTTACGCACTATGTCGAAGACCCCGAAGCGATCTTCGATCATACCTATACAATAAACACAACCGGGTCGCTTGTCAACAGTAAAGTTGAATAAAAATAATCAAAAGCGCCAAACTAAAACATATCATCGTTTTGGGAGTGAACATGGTTTCACCCAAAAGATACCAAGTTAGAATAGGGAATATTATGTACCCCATCGAGGATCCAATGAATCGCCCTGTCCAAGCAGATCCAGTTTCATCCACTATCAACTTCCACGAGTACCAAAAAAACAGCGAACACGGTACGCCCATGAGAAAGGCAGCAGATATTGGTCTGTCTTTCCACCAGTCTGACAAATACTGTGCGTTAAGTTGAAAGAATCCAATGACCTGAGCGAAGAAAACGAGCAAGATGCCCAACCAAAGTTTCATTAATGTATCTCCAAACTTATTGACGATTTTAACAGCGCCTTTTTAGATTCTATCAAGGATCTCAAGCAAGACTGAACCGTTACCATTTCCTCTTCATACAGGTCTAGCGACCCATCCTCTCTTTCGTTTGCACTATCTAATATTTGTTGAGAATAGTTTTGAGAGATGTAAGAGTTGACATTAAGTTTTGATACCTCAATGACAACCTCCTCGGTGTACTTAAGATCCTCACTAAGTGCGTCCTTCAATAAGTTATCAGTAACCATCTTATACTGTACTGCCATTTCCATTATTTCTTCGATGACTTTCCGAGTCACTAATATTTCCGGTGCCTTATGAGACAAAACCTTTACCCCAAAAATGTTTACTTTTTCTCTTCTCGGTAATCAGCAACGCTGAGATATGCATCCCTTCGTTAGACCTGACCAGACTTGCTTTATATAATTCTAATTGTCCATATTTTGTTTTCCGCACTCGCCTTTGAAATTTCTTTCTTGGCGGTGGTGTATTAATGTATTCAACACAACCCCTAATGATTTCATCATCCGTCCAATTCGGTGCCGTGTCTGCGAGAACTTTTATCTTTGTTGCAACAACCCACTTACTTGTCCCAAATCCAGGTATGTCCCAAAACATACTCCCATGATAGCGCCCGTATTTCTTGCGGTTGGTGTCGCATATGTCAACACATATATATTCTTCTTGTAACTGCAGTTCGCACTCAATCATTTAACCAACCCCTCAGGTCGTCACACCCCCCGATGAGTTTAACCTTGCCTGTAGGTCCGTCAATGCTCAACACTATCGGAACAGTATTGTGGTTATAAAATCTTTTGACTTCTTCCAAGAATTCCCTATCGTCTTCAAGGTCGAAGAAACTATAATCTAACCCAGCAAAACCAAGCAAATCTGTAGATTCAACACAGTAGGGGCACGATGACCTCCCGTACACTAAAAAACTGACTTCTCTAGCCATGGAGTAACCTCTTTTTGTTGTTCGCAACTTCTTTAACCAGGTCTTCATACCTCGCAAGCACAACGATAGTCTCCACCTGCTGACCCACAGAGTATCTCACTTCTGTTACGGACTCCCTGCTACACGGTTGATCGTTAACCTCCCTAATAACTGCCCATGGTCCAGACGGGGGACGAATAGATACTATGTATTGCGGGTTAATAGATATTTTAGTTGTTGTGAAATGTCCAGTAATCTTAGATCTTGTATCATTCTCTATCTTGTCAAGCGTCAGCATTTTCCCCTAACCCTTTCACTGACTTTGAGAGTTCTCCGACTCTTTCCAGCACTTCACCCATCTTTCTTTCCTGTTCCTCAGTCGCCTGTGGTCTTGGTGAAAAGTTTGCAAGAAATCCAGTCAGGACGCCTTCCATATCCGCCGTAGTCTCCATGATGTCCGATGAGATCATCTTTGCTGTCGTGGTTTTGGATAATGAGTTGACTCCATGATCCCCACTTTCCGACAGACCCTCACACAGGATCACTAATTCTTTCGCTTTCTTGAGGACTTCTGACGCCATTTCGCTGATGACGATTGGAATCCTCTCTGAGTCTATTGTGTAAGAAATTTTTACTTTCATTTTTTTCCTTTGTTTTAGTTGAACCCTCGAAGGGCAAATGCGCTAGCTAAACCAATTAGTGCGGTAAAGAAGGTCCACAGTATTTTAGAAGAGGTGTCTTTCCAGGACTCCAACGCTCGGATTCGGGCATAAAGTCCCTCGTCAGGATTGTAGACCGCTTCTTTTATTTTAGACACATTCTCAAGCATCTCGGTCTGCCGGGCGTTCACTGTCTCTATTGTTAAACAAACTTTATCAATCTTCCTAGTTAATTCCACTACTAACTCGTTGGGTAAACTCGATTCTGACATGCTAATAACCTCCTTTTATTCCTGAACTCTACAAATAAATAGTGACTACACTCCCACTACTCCTCAATAATGGCATAATTCGTAGTCAAAAGAGTTCCCGCTGCTGATACAGCGTTCCTTAGAGCGTTCTTAGTTACCTTCGCAGGATCAATTATTCCCGATGTGTACATGTTCGTTGCCACACCATCGAGAAAATTAAATCCCACATCGAATTGCTCGGCATCAATAATCTTATCGACATCCTGGTAGGTATATCCAGCGTTTTGTGCCATCGCTGCGATGGGTGACTGCAGAACATGAAGGAAGATTTCTGCAGCATATTGTTCATCCTCAGTCAATTCTAACGGCGATACGTCCTCTGAGAGCGATTTAGATATGCGATAGAGGGTAAGACCCCCGCCCGGAACTAAACCCTCTTGTTGAGCAGATCTGACCGCCTCTAGTGCGTCTTCTATTCGGTGCTTCTTCTCCACCATCTCCACTTCGGTAGGCGCACCAACTCTGATAATAGCCACACCGCTAGACAATCTTGTTATTCTGTTCTGTAGTGCCTCGGCGTCGTCCATGGATTGAGATGTATTGATTTGCGTTTTTATGTCTTCGATTCTAGAGTGCATCTCACCGTGATCTCCGCCGCCGCCAACGATAATGGTACCGTACTTAGATATTTCAATCGTGTGGCAGGTACCAAGGTCATTAATGGTTACGTCACGCACCTGATCTCCGAGCATCGTCCTAAAATATTTAGCGCCGGTGGCGATTGAGAGATCCTCCATCATTGATCGACGTTCTTCGCCATAACTCGGAGACTTGACTGCAGTGACCTTCATTGATCCACGCACAGAGTTCATGATTAGTGCCGACAATGCTTGTCCCTCAACACTGTCACAAATAAAGACTACAGGTTTCTGTTCTCTTGCGGCGATCTCCAAGACTGGCAAAATAGTCTGCACTTGATCGACTTGTGCATCGCACAGGAACAGTAGCGGGTTCTCATACCTACAGATAGATCTCCTCTCGTCAGTTATAAAATAGTTTGATAAATATCCAGATTGAAACCTAAAACCCTCAACCAAGTCAAGCGTTGTTTCGGTGGAGCGTCCGTCCTCAATTGTAACAGACCCCCCTTTACCAACTTTGTCCACTGCTGTCGCTACAAGATCTCCAATGACCTGGTCGTTATTCGCAGAAATCTTTGCGACGAATGCGACGTCATCTGCGCTAGAAATAGGTCTAGATATCTCTTCTATCTTTTCGCACACCATATCACATACTTTGTCTAGTCCACGCTTAACCTCGACCGGACTAAGACCTTTATCAATAAGATCTAGTGACTTTGAAAATATCGCCCTCGCAAGTATGGTAGATGTAGTAGTGCCGTCACCTGCGTCTGAATTGGTCTTTTCCGACGCCTGCTTTACAATCTCGACTGCTGCGTCCTGGAAAGGGTCGTCAAGACTCACAAACCTAGCAACCGTTACGCCATCTTTTGTGATTATTGGTTTACCATCCTTATTCCTAAGAATGACGTTGCGACCCTTGGGTCCATATGTTGACGCTACGTTGTCGGCGAGTTTGTTGACGCCGTCAAGCATTAGGCGATGGAGTTCCTTACCGTCAGAAAATTGCTTCATTATTACCTCTCTTTGTTATACTTTGATATTTATTATAATAAACACGTTTTGCTTGTTTGTCAAGGGTTTTTTAAACTTGAGTTGAGTTTTGCCCAATGCGCCTAAGTGGTTTTGACATTATCCTTATGGATAAACTGGCAGACTTTATAATCGTGATTCCATGCACTTCTTCTGTTTCAATCTCTACCCCCATGGATTTAAGATAATCCTCCTTGGTGGTTCCCTCAGGGGGATTTACAAAATTAATCTGCGTGATCTCCGCTGCAGTAAATGGTATTTTGTGTCCATTGGGTCCAAACCTACTGTGGAATACAGGTTCGTGCTGACCTGTAGGTAATTCAGGTTTTTGATATATACTATCAGCAGAGATAGTGACTTCAGACTCCCCCGTCTTCTTAACATTGAAATCACCAAACACTAAATATTCTGCTGCGTCAGGACCTGAACCATAGACCATTGCAGTCCTCCTGGCGGACCGTTTCTTCATAGGTCGGTGGAATCCAGCAGTTGATCTTTTTGGACCATCCTTAGAAAACAATATATCCATGCGCCACTTTCTAATTGCCGCCTCCATGAAGTCTGATGCGTCTTTTTTATCACTAGAAACAAGGTTTTTATACGCTTCGAATCCCGGTGCCTTGTGGGAAATTCCCGTGCCAGGCACAATTCCATCCTTACTGGCAGCGTAAAAATCAGACATGCCAAAGCGTTCCGGATTCTTCACGAAACCTCCCACATTTTCATACCTACTTCCACCCATAACAATAGTACCTGGTGTTTTCATACTTATCCCAGCATCAAAAAGTTTTCTATTCAAGTCGTTAAGGTACTCTTCTTCGATAGCATCCGACTGCTCTGAAGCAGTACGTAAATACTTAACTCTCTTACCGGGTTGAACGCCTGTTAAGGTTATGTTTTCGTCGTCTAAAAAAACCGCACCGGTGAGAAACTTTGGTCTCTGGTTGCCTAGTCTGTTGGCGTCTGAAATTAAAGAAATTAACTCTTCCTGACTGTAGGATTTCTTGGTGAAATAAAACCTCAAGACCAACCCATCTGCCGACTTGAATTGTTTGGCGAATATACGTCCCGATGATACGGACTGCAGTACCTTGATGGTCTTGTAGTTTTTGTACTTCCCGAGAGCATCAGAGACGATTGGGAATACCAACTTCTTCAGTTTGCTTGCAGAGTACAGTGTCGGGTCAACGTAATAAAAACTCCTTACGCTCCTTACCGTACCCTCTGAAACGATTGACATCATTTCGACCATCTGCTCTAGTAGTACTTGTCTATTCATAGATAATCGTCTGCAATCCCATACTTGATAGCTTCCTCTGCAGATAAATAGACGTCGACGTTGTTTAAAAGTAATTTTTTAATCTTTCGCCTGGACAGTTTCGTGCACGAACAGAGGTAGTCGAAGTACATATCTTGAAGTTCCTTCGTCTCCCTCATTTCGTTTTCTACATTGGGAAAAGATCCGTGATGACCGCTGATCACACTGTGGAGCATAACTCGACAATTCCGGCCGATCTTTCTCATACCCTTGGTTCCGCTGGCAAGCATTAACACTCCCGCAGACATTACCTTACCAATACCAACAGTCTCAATATCACAACCCCTCTTGATCATTTCCATTATATCTAGGATAGAAAACATATCAGAAACTACGCCGCCATGGGTAGATATATACACCCTGAACGGTCTGATAACCGACATGGCCGTGCCATCATCCGCTTCAAGGATATCTTCCTTTGTGTGGTTGAAGTACAGCATCGCCTGGACAACATCTGATGCCATCCTCTCATTAATATCTCCATAGCAATTTATTGAACGAATATCATCTTTACCATCAGACTGTCCGCCGATGTTATTGATGATATACAAGGGTTGCCCCAACTCCTCAGACAAGGCGCTGGTGGTATCAACAGGAAGCGACTGGTCCTTTTTCTTTTTGTCAGATGACTTTTTTGGCATTATAAACTCTCTCCTTATCAGTGGGTGTTCTCTCTACGATTCTGTATGGGAATTTTCTTAAAAAAGATTTCCATTTGACGTCGTTCTTGAACGCCATTTGGAATATCAATATCGTCTCTTTGCTTACAGGTGAGAAACCTTCCGCACACTCTCTCCAACCTTTCAATACATTGATGATTGGTTTGATCTTACGTCCGTCTTTATAGGACACCTGTATTCTACATACAACCGACTTGTCGTCGTTCTTAGTCTGTCTCCAAGCAGTAATATTCATGATTTGCTTGACCCTTTCCGTAATTCTAAATACTTGTGATACTTCCTAGGGATTGATCCGACCAGTATTGAGGTCGTTATTAGATCCCAGTTCTTTATTAACTCCCTTTCGGGGGCGCATTGGTTGGCGGATTCCTCTTTCGATAATCCAACCTCCTCTAACCATTCCTCCTTCGTTTTAAGAGCAGATTCTAACTGTTTTCTTGTTCTCAGTATAATTGGCACATAACTTGCGATGATCGATACAAAGATCTTTCTTTGTTCGTTGGTGTAAATCAGGCGCCTCAACATCAAAGATAGTGAGGCGCCGGTGATAAACCATATTAGTGAAGGTAACATTTCCATACTCTTAATATATCAATTCCCTTTCAGGAAGTCAAGTATAAAGTCAGTCTTTTATAGTTTGATGGATTCTGCGATGCGCTTGGCAACTCTTGCTGCAATTCTCTCTGCAACTTCTTCCAATTCTTCTTGATCCATCTCAGAAAGATCGTCAGTCTCTGCCAACTCCTCAGGTTCTTCGTCCATTTCTGGTTCTTCGTCCTCAAGTCCTGGCTCCTCATCCATCTCTGGTTCTTCGCCCTCTCCCTCTTCGCCCTCAACGGCAGACAGGATCTGGTCTAAGATGTCACGTGCAGTTCTCAACGAAGCGACGTCTCCCTCGGGGACATCAACCTCGATGTCTTCCATGTCTCCACCCTCTTCAGGGGCATCCATAGGATCCTCTTCCATCTCCGAGTCCATCTCCATTTCTGCGTCTGCAGGAGATTCCTCTTCTGCTTCCATTTCGTCCTCTGCGGCGTAACGCATTTCTTCAAGGTCGTCAGTATCCTCTTCCATCTTCTTTCGACCTTCTTCGTCTTCTTTGGACGCTCGCATCTCTTCGATGTCTTCCCCCTCATCGAGTTCTTCGTTCTCTTCGAGTTCATTTTCTTCGTCAAAAACGTATGCTTTTTCGTGAATTGGTCTCAGTCCGGCAATTTGCCAAAACCTTCTTGTGGTTGCCTCGTTTAAGAGTGCTTTCTTTGTTCTATTAGACATGTCTTTCTCCTTTTAGAAAAATAGTATTTTTGTTAACAATAATAAATAGAATAAACAGTATGAAAAAGAATAGTTAAATTATTCTACAAACTGTTTAAGGTTCTTTTTGTGAGTTAGTTTTCTCAAAGCATTAATCTCTATCTGCCTCACCTTCAAATAGTTGATCTGCAAGCGGTCTGCAACTTCATGTAATGTCAACCCTTTATCACAACCTCCTTTTCCCTTTTCCTCAATCGATATCAAACTACAGTTGTACTCGTCTGGGTAGTCAATCCATTTTCTGCATCCTCCATTTGGACACTCTGTTGTCAATTCTTTGCACAGTCGTGCGCACTTTGGCAATTCGCTCATTATATATCTTCATCTCCTCTCTCAATTAAGTCGAAAACAAAGTCAATATCACACTCAGTTAGACCGAGATCTTGCAGGATTTGGTTACCTTCCTGCATGTCCTCCTTTGTCTTTGCTATCTTTCTCTTACCGATTCTTGCACTCCTCTCTTTCACTTCTGTCACAAATGATATCAAGTTGGGGTCGTTACTTATGTATCCAGTTATGATCGCTCTGAAAAACTGTGACTTGGATAACCCATCTCGGCGCAACCTCACCACTAGGTCCGCATGTCGCTTGTCAGTGTCCGAGAACATTATTGCCTTCTCGTCACGACCGTATCCGCCACGATAACTCACCTTACCCCCAAAATGTGCGTACTGCTCTCTACTTGCGATGCTGAAGTTTGTACGATAAATTCAGCACATGCTTGTAGTTGAGTTATATTTCTTGCACCACTGTAAGATAGTCCGGACCTGATGTTCTGCGTGAGATCATTTATTATATCGATAACAGACCCCTTGTGAGATATTGTTGTAGATATACCCTCCAATGATCTTGCTTCACCTCTCCAGTCCGTCTGAGCTTCAACTGATGCCATTCCCCTGTATACTTTATATTTATTTCCGTCATTCCCCTGGAACACCTGACCGGGACTCTGATCCGTTCCCGCCAACATTGAACCAAGCATGACAAAGTCTGCACCAGCAGCGAGGGCCTTGACAATGTCCCCGGCGGTCTTAATTCCGCCATCGGCAATGATTGGTACCCCATCCTCATACCCACAAGTCAACACAGATTCGAAAGTTGGAACTCCATGACCTGTCTGTATCCTAGTAGAGCAAATTGATCCGCCACCAATACCGACTCTCACAGCGTCTGCACCCCATTCCGAAAGTGCCTTATACCCTTTGGGCGTTGCGACGTTGCCAGCAATTATAGTTATTCCTTCCCCATACTTGTCTCTCAGCGACTTTAAAGCTCGCTCAACCAAACTATGGTGCCCGTGAGCGACATCTAAACAAAAGATGGAGACTTTTGAGTGCTCATGTAGATGAGCGACCCTTTCCAAGTAATCTCCACTGGCGCCGATTGCTGCAGCAGCATTAAGTGGTGTCATTTGCGCCTGTTCAGATATTGAACAGTACCTATGCGTCACGGCAAGTCCTCCGAGTTCACCTATCGCTGAAGCCATCTCTGCACCTGTAACTGTATCCATTGGACTGGATATGATCGGTAGTTGATATCGGCGGTTGCGAATATTTCTAGAGATATCAACCTCAGACCTGGACTCGATGTTACTAAACTGTGGTGCCAACAGCACGTCGTCAAAACTATGCGTCGGTCTTCTCATTGCGTACCTCCTCTTGCAGATCTTTTATGAACTTAGTTGCTGATTCCCAACAAGTTGGGCAGTAAAGATTTACCTTATCTTCTTTTTCTCTCACCACTACATTCCAGGTCATCGCTTGCTCTTTGTTAGATCGATCATATGGTTCGAAGCACGTCAAGCAGTGGTCTGGTATTTTGTCGAAAAGGTTCAATGTCCGCTTCATATCTTTTTTGGACTGCTTTTGTTTCGACCTTCTGATCTTTCTAGACGCTCCCATCACAAACCCGTGGATCCAAACCCGCCGTGGCCACGAGAAGTGTTGGTTGGATATATTTTATCCTGCTTGATCTCACGAAGACCCGGTTGCTCTATTCTCACAAAAACTCCCTGGGCGATTTTTTGACCAGGTTCGATATATTGAATGTTTTTGCCTACGTTTTGCAGATTTACAAATATTTCTCCATCATAACCTTCATCAACAACACAGGCGCCTGTAATCAATTGTGTCTTCGTAGCTATGCCAGACTTGTTCATTATCTGTAGCATGCAACCCGATGGGACCTCCATTTTTATCCCCGTCTCCAACAACATACTGTCTCCCGGTTTGACCCTGACTGCTGCGCCTTCGACGGGACAAAAGAAAAAGTCCATCCCAGCATCAGTTCTATGGGCACGTGACGGAATCTTTGCTTCTGGTCGAACTTTATAAACATTGACAAAATTCTCTTCCCAAGTCATCTTACCACCTCCTCTGTAGCACCTACCACCACTCTCTTCAATCCCTTATCTCTCTCTACATTGAACGCAATTGCACGATATCCCTTGTTTGCTGGATCCATGTCGTTAATCAAATATCTGGGTCCTCTCTCGATGCCCATCAGCAACTTATCCCATGGAACGTCCCTCAGGAGAAGTTCCTTTACGGTATGATTCCGATACTCTTCTGGTCTGGCGGTTGTGAACACAATCATACACCCCTCTCTTTTCCACTTCTTCAACTTCTCCAATGCTCCTGGAGTCATGACTGGTTTCGTAGTCTTAAGTGTCTCAAACTTTCTATACTCAAATATCGTCCCATCAATATCGCAAAATATTGTCCTATTCTTCTTTGTCATATGTACCTCCTAGCACACGCTCTTGTTCAAATCTTGTTCACTTATCAATGTATATGTAAATGAGTTGCCCCACTTGTCAGCAGACTTGTTACAAGTGTCCATAAACTCATAGAAGTCCTTGCTACTCTGAAACACCTGACATCCTGCCGATACTCCGCCGGTATACTCTCGCTCGTCTGAACCGAACTGTCGGTGAATGTTGATGCCGTACATGCCCTCGTCTTCTGGTCCCACATAGTCTGGCGTAGAGTCCCTATTGTCGTCTCGCCACACACGTACCTTGCCAGAGCGCTGGCAGAGTGCAGTGTATTTTCGTTTACCTCCGTGGGTATCGATCTTATATGTCGAACGATATTGCCCCGGAACTAGGATCGCTGTGCCCTTTGAGTTGATTGGGCGCTTGAGAATATTCATACCAGGTTCAGTTGTCGCTGGGTAAATATCACACACCCACTCTCCACCTACCTTATACAAGAGGTTGATGAAGTCATCAAACTTTGTTGCATCACCTGATTCATTTCTCACTCCGACGATGTTCAAGTTGTAGTCGCCATTTTCAAAAAAGGCGTAACCCTTACTCTCAAAAGCAACCTTATATTGGTCAGCAATAATCTTTGCCGACAGTCCCTTAAGTCTAGACATTGTGTTTCCTCCTATGCTAATATCTTAAACATTTTTCTAACCGACCTTGTACTAAATCCCCACTGAGCATCCCAGTTCAATCTAGCCATATAAGGTCTGTTAATATAAATCTTGTCCTTATTGGGGTCCACACCCCAACACTTAATTGTATTTTCTTCCGAATTAGTGTCAATCACTTTTACCAGATAAAACAGTTTACCATTTTTCGTCTTCTTTTGCAAGACTTCTCTTGGTATAAACCAACAAACTTGCAATTCTTGATCAAACTCCGAAATAGGGGGTATCATCATTTCATCGAGGCGAGACTGAAGCGCTTCGTCGACAACAGAACTGACAGGGAAAACACCAACCAAATTGACAAGATGTTGTAACTTCTCCGCCTCAGTGAAATCTCCTTCGGGTTCAAATCGTTCTATGTTTTCAAGCAGGTTCTTCTCCTTTCTTGGGCGTTCGACAGCAACTGCGGACCAAAAGTGCTTTAATCCCGAAAATCTTTCATCCATGAGGCAGTTAAGTGCCTGACTTAGTGTCAACGCATTAACCGCCTTCTTATTCAGTTTGGAATATACAATATTCTCGTTAAATAGAAACTCCTCTACCGTACTAAACGGTCTGTTTTCTATGATTTGTGCAATAGCGGTTGACCCCAAACCTTTAATTGACGACAAGGGTTGTATAAGAGTCTTACCGTCTTTGCTGATCTCCCACCTCACGCCAGACGTGTTAACGTTTAGTGGTTCAATGTTATATCCATATGATTTCGCAACATTGATTGCTCGCTCCTTTCTCTTGTCCGGTTCCTTATCTAAAAATGCTGCCAACCAGCATTCAGGATAATAGTTAAGAAGATAAGCACACTGATAAGACAGCACGCAATAGGAAACAGCGTGAGACTTATTGAAACCATATCCAGAAAAATATTCAAACTTTTCCCACAATTCTTTCGCTTCATGTTGCTTCAACCCCCTTTCTATACATCCTCTACGAAATTTATCGTAGATCTTATCTTTTTCTTGTTGTACGGCACCAGTTCCCTTCTTGGTGAGCAACTTACGTAGTTTGTTACCCTCATCTAGGGACAGGTTTTTGCCAAGTTTGTGGGCAAGCATGGCAATCTGTTCCTGAAAGATGAGAAATCCATAAGTTTCAGAGGTTATGTCACGCACCTCTTCACTCAAATATTCCACATCTCCCGGATTCTCTTTCGCCCCTATGTACATCTTATCCACACCTGCTGACAGTGGTCCTGGGCGATAGATCGACGTGATTGCCGCTAGGTCTGTGATGTTGTTTGGTTTAGCGTGCTTACAGAAAGATTGAGCACCACCTTCGGTAAATTGAAAAATACCTGCCCACTTACCTTCATGAAATACATTTTTCCATACCGCATCGTCCGCCAGGTCAATTCTCTCTGGATGTAAATTGGTCTCATAAAAAGATTTTATGTCCTCAAATGTAGGATTTTCGATATTCTCGTATCGCACAAGTATGTGTCTAATTGCATCTTCCATCATTCTCAAAGATGCTAATCCGAGAATGTCAAATTTGATAAAACCCATGGGTTCAAGGTGTCGAACGTTTTGACCCTCTGACCAAGGGGTTTGTCGTACACCGCCTGAGTTGATAAGAGGCATCCACTCATTCAGGTTCTCCCCAATAACGACGCCACCGGCATGTCTAGAAGCAGACCTCGTTTGACCATACAGTTTGTTTACATGTGTTTCCACTTCCGGGTACTTTTCCAGAAACTTCTGTAAAGACTCTGAGTATTGCATGAGTTCTTCAAACGTAGGATTGTACACACCAGCGGTTATACCGTGCGCTTTTTTTGCCAAAGGTGTTGCCTCATAGACCATCTTGTTTGTAACTGCGTTAACCTCAGAAAACTCTATCTTGTAGAACTTTGAGATATCTTTCACGAGGGATCTAAGTTGCAGTGTATTCCAATTTGTGATAGGCACCACAACGTTATCGCCCCATTCTTCGATAAGTTTTTCTTTCAGGACCATCGGGTCGGAAACGTCATAATCGATATCGGGATATCCCGTGCCACCTTTTGTCATAAAACGCTCAAATTGGAGTCCGTAACGAATCGGATCAATTTGAGTGATACCTAAGGCATAGGCAACCAGAGAACCCGCCGCAGAACCTCTTCCTGGCGCTGTGAGTTGCATTCTCGTTGCCTCTTCTGCAATCTTCTTCATAGTCAAGAAATACTTGCTAAACCCACGATCCTCAATCACATTGACTTCATATTTAAGTCTCTCTATGTACTCATCCTTGTCATGAAACCCTTTCTCTTTGGCACCAGCTACGCATAAGACTGCTAATGCTTGACCGGCAGACTGTCCTTCGGGCACAACAAAATCAGGAAGTCGTACAGTATTATCTGGCATGAATTCATCTATCAGATCGTGAGCGATGTCGTACGTACTAGTAATCGATTTAAGCACTAAGTCGTCATCGTATTCAACACCCGCTTCCGCTGAGTACTTCTTGTAACTCTCCCACATTTGTTGTCCATTCTTAGGGTATAGTTCATACCCAATTTCCTCGACATCAATGGGCAGTTCATCACTTAACCACTCCACCTTTCGACCAAGAAATCCAAGGCGTTTATATAACTCTCTATCCTTCCACGCTTCTGGTGAATAGTAGTGTGAGTCCGCTGTGGAAATCAATTCGATACCAAACTCATAGTGCATCTGAATGATAAACTGGTTCAGCGTATGCTGTTCTGGAACATTGTTCCATTGCAATTCACCGTACCACCTGCCACCAAAGATAGACTGCATCTTCTGCGTTGTCTTGCGCATAGCGTCAAGAACGGCGTCCTCACCATCATCTCGATTTTGCCAATAGTCTCCAGCATACACACCACCGAGGCATGCCGACGCTGCTATCACCCCTTCGCTGTGCTTTCTCAGCAAGGCATAATCAATGCGAGGATATCGATAAAAGTTATCACCCGTGTAAGACTTTGATATCATCTTATAGATATTTTGAAGTCCCTTCTGGTTTTGTGCTAAGAGAATCATGTGACTTCTTCTGTTCAGCGCTGACTTCATCTTCTTTTTAGAAGCTTCGTTCTCCACCGTTGTGCCAGACTGAGCATCCTTCAGTTTTGATCCCCGCTTATTCTTGGTCTCCTCCCTTGCCTTATCGTATTCCTGTTTCCAGTTAGCAATGCTTGGCACAAAGTATGCTTCACAACCAAAAATCGGTTTAAAGTCACGACCCTCGCTCTTCATCTTCTTTGCGTGTAGTACCTGATATGCCAAACCATTTGCATTGCCATGATCAGTCAGGGCGAGAGCGTCCATCCCGTTTTCATATGCAAAGTCCATGTGCTGCTGGGGATACCCCAAGGCATCAAATATGGATCCCGCAACAGAGTGTGCATGCAACCCAACAAATGGGATCGACGTTTGTACGTCAGTCATCTAATTTCCTTTCTTGCTTCTTGAAAGCGCTTGTAAAACAAAACCTATATTTTGGATATATGTCGATGGGATCGATCCACATATCTTTGTATCCGGACCATTGCTGTATGTTATGATACTTATCTACTCCGCAAGTCCTTATATTCTTTCTTACTATATCATTATCTAAAATTAAGTCAAGAGTAAAATCAGAATTTACACTATTTTTTTTAAATAAATAAGAGCAGTGCTTGACCTCATCCACGCCCAAACAGAACCCTAAGTTTTCGCCGTCCAAAGCAGTGAGTCCATCATGCTCCAGAAAGAAACTTCCCTCTTCCTTGATTAGAGACCTCTTGACTTCCGGATTATACACTCCGTAGGGACTTGATATGTAATATCGATGAGGCGCAACCCACTTTGATATGTTACTACTCACATGAAAACTAGCATGTATACCATCGATGACAGACACGCCCAGGCCTGACTTATCCTGGTGTTTGAACGAAAGCGGTGCATACATAATAGGCACCACCCTCCTGTTCTCTTGAGGGTATTTTGAGTGATGCGAACGTTCGTAATCGTGCATGTTCATGACAAATTCTCCACAGATCTTTTTCAACAAGAGTGCCTGCGAGTCATCACAAACAACCCAGATCGTGTTACATCCCGCATATGCACATTCCACTATCGATCTTTGAATGTTGTAAAATCCGTTAGCAATTGGCAGAGCCGATGGTGGCAATATCAAATCGATGTCCGACTGGACTCTAGATATTGGTATGATTCCTGCGATATGTTTTGAGGATGATGCCTCTGTCATGGTGCTCATAATACTTTACCCTCTCCGTACTTTCATAAACAACCTCTTCCATTGGCATGACAACCCGCTCCTGCACAACCGGTTTTGGTTTGCGTGGACCACGGGAAGGCGATATCAGAGGTCTGATCAACCCACTCTCATTTAGCAGCGATTTCTCTACATATATCCTAGACATAGTATCAGAATAGTCAAAGCTAGTCAACTGCTCTTTCGATAAAAAAGAAATACTAACAATCTTTTTCTTCCCGTAAAACCTCACCTCCTCAATAAAGGATTCAGGTATCCTAATGTCTTTCATTTTCTCAACGTTACAGAAAGGCAGTTTCATCATGTCAAGCACACGAAACACGCCCACATTGTCTCGGCGTTTTATGTCCAGATTCGTATTTATCGAATCGGACGGAAAGAGATGACACATATCAAAGGTCGCCTCAGAGCGTCCAAACCGAACAGTGTCATCCTCTATACGTACAGAGAATGGTTCCTCCGGGTTGACAACTAACCCTTTCATGGATATTAAAAATCTTAAAAAACTCCACGCATCTGACACTGTGTGGAATTCCTGCCCCTCTATTTCCAGGGGAGGTTCTAACCTGTCGATGAAACTTGGAGGACTGAACTTGGTTAGCACAATCTTTGTGCCGTCGCAATAACTTTTGATTAATGCGTATAAACAATGACCAACAATTAATCTATTGAATGTCAATAGCAAACACCGTTCGCATAGTCATACCGTTTGCTGTGGGACACTAGAGCAAAAGGACTCGATAAATAATCGTTCATGCCCATCTGCACTTCGGCGCCTGCACATATATCATCGATTATGCTCATCAGATCATTGTACATTCTTTGTTGATTTCTCGAAAGTTCAAAAACAAATCCGCCTGTTGGATTAGCGTATACTTCCCACCTATTAGAATACAGTCCTTCTGAAAAAACATATAACTTCAAATTCGGTGTAGCAGTCAACATATCCAACAGTTGTTGATTTGTCACATTCGGTGACAAATACGTCTGCTCCTCCTCATCAGTAAAGAGTATGATTATTCGATCAGCGTTAGGGCGCCAATTTAATACGAACCTATCAAGTTCTGGTTCTGATCCTATTGAAGGCAGGGACCACGCTGCACGCCTTCGGTCGTAAGAAGGGTTGCCTGTTATGTTATAGATCGCCAACATCAAAGCATCCTTCATCATCTCCTTGCTCGTGCCGCCAAACTCTCCAGCGTTTGCAAGTTCAATCAGGAATTGTTCGAACTCTGATATGTTAGCATTTAGAATCAGCATTTCCTTTGACGTGCCGCCGAACATTTGGGTTGGATGTTCTTTCGGGCCAATTACCAAACCCCATTTTATATTGTCCTCTGCAGAAAAGTGTTGTGCGAAGCGGTTCAGTGCTGCACTCACCGCTCTAATATAATCTTCCATTGATCCAGACCAGTCAATTATAAATAAGATATCTGTGTCTGGTATCTCTTCCCCATAGTCTGTTATTCCATCACAGTCATTATCTGACCCATCACAAACTTCTTCTGTTGGTAAAACCTCACCAGAACAAAAGTCTACAAGAACATTGCCCTCATTGTCCTGCGCTGCCCACTGCCCTCTGTCACAGTATTGCTGTCCATTGGTGCAGACACCTATACCAACCGTTTCTGCTGGTCCTGAATAGCAGTCCCTGAATAGGTCCTCGTCTATTACCGTGTCACAGTCTTCATCAAAGTCGTTACAAACCTCTGGATTGATAGGTAGTCCAACAAGCGGGTCGCACTCCTGATCTGGGATCTGGATTTCTTCGAACCAGTGACAAGGAGCAAAGCACTCTGACATACTTGTCACGGTGCACTCCTCATCTTCACACTCACATGTCTTAAATCCCAATCCGCACGACAAGGGTGGTTCCATGCAAGGTATCAGGGCGCCTACTATCTCCGGCGGGCACTCACAACTCACACCCTCATCAATAAGTTGATCGCAATCATTGTCTTGTCCATCACACTGCTCTACGGACGGTTGCCGAGCAGTACAACTAACCCACTGACCAGACTGGCAGGTCTCTATCCCCCTGTTGCAGGCAGTACTGCACTCACGAACCAACTCTTCGTCGACGATATCATCACAGTCGTTGTCAAGACCGTCACACATATCCTGAGGGACATCACCACAACCGTTACAGACGTTTCTTTTGTTCTCATCTGTATTGCCATCGCAGTCGTTATCTACAAAATCACAAATCTCATCTGATACAACACAAGTTATACACTCCCCATAATACAACCTACCTTTATCACACTTGACTTCTTGAGTTCCACTAACTCCATCCACCTCGCAGTCGTAAATAAGTACAAACTCTTCGTTGATACCCGGAGGACAATCAAACGCATGTTGACATGCTGACTCGTAAATTATTTCAGCGGGTGGACAATCAAGGTCAATGTTCCTGTCGCAAGGTACCAGATCTTCACCACAAATATCTAGGACGGCTGTCTTTGCCTGGATTTCAGTACCAAGCGGTGGGCAATACCAGGTCTGCCGCTGACAACAACGAGGAAAACACTCACAATAGTCTTCGTCTATGTTCCGAACGTCGGCGCAGGGGTCGACATAAGCGTCGACGGTGATGTCTGGGATTTCTATAATTTGCACATCTGGAGACAAAAGGTCTACACTTATGCCTACCTGGAGATCCCTCACCTCTCCTTGCTGTGGGACGGAATCAGCACAACTAGCAACCGTCAGTAACAGTATCGTAAACTTGCTTAACTTTCTTAACATAATACAACCTTTTGTAAAATCCTTTCTCTCTAATGCATTTCATTCCTGCGTTATAAACACACAACCCCTTCTCAACATTCCCCTTCGCATAAACTCTTATGCTGTAAGAGAGAATTCTGGCACCTGCTTCAATCGCAACTTTGGGATTCTTGAGTTGTTTGCAGGTATATTTCTTGCCCCCTGTCTCTTTGCCGCCGGTCCACTTAGGTATTACCTGAGTTAACCCACAAGCGTTTGCACTGCTCACAACGTGAGGGTAAAAAGAACTCTCAACAAACATAACAGACGCTAACAACGTTGGTTCGATTTTGTTAATTTTTGCCTGCTTCTTTATCTCACTCTCATAACTACATATGTTCGCTTTCTGTGTAGGCGACAAGTCGTAATGCTGCGAGAACAATAAACAAAGCGACAGTGCATGAACCATTATTTACTCTTCTTTCTAGATTTCTCCGAGTTCGACACCAAGTCCGAACTACTTTGGATCTTGCCGCCGCCGACATTCCACATAAGTGCAATCCCTAACTGATTGCACAAATCAACTTCAGGCGTATTGTTTCCCTTCCTGTCTCCTCCGTTTGCGAACACATCAGGTCTGCAGCGATCAATTGCCTCACAAACCGTATTGTCTTGATCGTCTACGTGTTCAACCGAAACAACCCCCTCAATTGACCTTATGATCTCTGCTCGCTCGGTCCAAGGCATAAAAATGTATCCCTTCTTTCTTAGCAACCAGTCATCAGAATTTGCAACCACAATCACACCACCATGCTCTGCTGCTTCACGGATCATACGCACGTGACCCACATGTATAGGATCAAAACCACCAGATACCATTATCTTTTTCATTACTTCTTTTCCATTTTGCATTTAATGTATGATTCCACTGAGTGCGGAAAGTGCCTTCTAACTATGTCCAAGCACGCTTTGGCGACTTGCTGTATCTCCCACTGCGCACCCTCATGAACTCGCAATGAAATGAATTTAAGAAGGTTGTGCAAATTTACAGTGCCATAATACTGAGTGTAAAGGTTTTGCGGCAGGACCCCCCTAGCTTGCTCTCTGCACACCCCAGAATCAACCAATGCATTGTATAACGATACACTGTTGGTATTGTGCTTCGCAACAGCATTTGAGGCGGTCTCAAACCCACTGGCAAGATATGCAGAGTCCAAAGTAGGGTTGATCAAATCATCACTACTTGCTTGACGATTTGACTTATGTTGCGTCCTGAACTCGCTCGGAGAATAGAACTTCATATCCACACTAGTATATCGTCTACTAATCTCATTATATGCCCAAGTACGATGTCTGTGGTGCTGACTACGTATAAAGAGAGGCACTGTGAACCTAAGTGTGATAGCACAGTGCTCAAAAGGAGAACTGTGATTATGTTCCATGAGGTAGTTGATAAGTTTAACATCTTTGTCATCTACTTCTTTCTTTTCTGATCCGAAAGAGACCCTTGCCGCATTAACGACCGACAAATCAGTACCCATATGCGAAATGTATTCCACCGCACCGTATCCATCACCAAACAATTCTACCTTCATCACGGTCCTCTATATATGCCCAACACATAATTTTCCAATATAACGTAATGCTTCCTATTATCGACGTCAATCTCTTCGATCATCGTCTTGTCGATAACAATCTCACTTTGAGGATTCCTTCCATATTTCAACTTTCGCAAATCCTCCTTACAATCACTCGCAACATTGACAACTGTTGCCTTGATGTATCTCGCTTCTTCCTTTTTAAAGTCATCTGGCAACAGTACGCCTGAATCTGTCTCGTCTTTTTCAAAATGCGGAACAATAGATACATACCTGTTAATTGGTTTGAATATTCTTATCTTACTCATATTCGCTGCCGCCGAAGTTTTGTTTCAAGTGCTTGAAATAATCACTAATCATCTCCAGGTCATCACCCTGCTTAAGCATGCGATATACCTTTACTGCCATCTTCATATCTTCCCTCGTCAACCAGTCGTTTTCACAATAACTTGCTCGAAGATCTCTAATGTGTTCCCGTAGGGGTTTTATCTCTTCTTCAATGGCGACGAAAGACTTTATAAAATTAACAATGTGCTCGTCCTTGGTTAGCTGACTTTCTTCTTCGTTAAACATCTGTTCTCCTTTTTCTTAATGTACGAATACAATAATACATTATATCAGTATTGTCAAGCATTTTTTTATACAAATTTGAC